ACAGGTTTTTTGTCAGCTCTAAGTCTTTTAGTGCCTCTTACTTCCACAACTTGTGATTCATTAGGTTTAGTTGCTTCAATAACGATTCCGCCTTGTTGCATACCATCCTTATCAGCACCTAATTCTGGAGTGACATTTGAGTTTTTATTTTTTTTCATATATTCTCCTTATACTATCTCTTAGGACCTTTCAAGATCCTAACATCTGTTTGTTTCATCATATCATTGACCATTTTTGCGTCAATTCCCATTTGTGTTTTTTCTAGCGATGTATCAGCTCTAAGTTCTGCTAATTCTTCGTTTTGTTGTAATTTCTCATCAAATTGTTGTTGACCCATTAATTGTTTAGATTTATCTAAATTAATCTTTTCTTGCTCTTGTTCACGTTTAGCATTGTCATCCATAGCTCGTAAATCAAGTTCTCTTGCTTTTAATTTAGCAATTGGGTCTCCACCATACTCTCCCATGATTTTATTTTCTTCATCTTTAAATTCTCCAGTCATTTCTGCAATTAATTTTGCTTTTCTAGACTCTAAATTCATAGACATCTGCATAATCTGCTGTTGGTACTGCGGATCTTGCTGTAACATTGGGTTTTGTTGCACCATTTGTTGCATTTGCATCAATTGTGCAATTTCTTCTCTAAATTCTACCTCTAATTGCTCTTGTGCCATCAAAGATATGTGTTCAAAAATGTTTTTTTCTAGTGCACCCATTACAGCCGGACTATTTCTTGCAATATTAGTCGCCATAAAGTTTAAATGGGTTGTAATATGCGCTTGATGGTCTTGTCCTTTGAAAGCTTGGAACGGTTTACCCGACATTGCAAGAATATTTTCTGCTGCAGGGTCCATTGGAGTCGGTTGTTGCGGTGGTGGTAAGATTTTATCAATATTTTTTACACCAATCGCTGAATACATTGAGTGAAATGCTTCATATAGGTTGTGCATTTGCGGATTTGACATTGCAAGTTGCAATTCTGTTTGTGCTAAACTAATTCTTTGTGATTGAGAAAAGATATTTGGGTCTGCAACTGGAATAATATCTACTTTATCATCAAAATCTGCAACTTTAATATTTCTTTGTCCACCAACTACGTCGTATGGATACTCTTGTGGCAGATAAGTTTTATAAACACCTGCTAATAATTTAAATTCATTCTTCATCGCCACATACAATCTCTTATGTATGGCTGACATGACTCTTGAACCACGTTCTAATAGAGCAATAGTCGTCCCAACAGCTGCTTGTTGGTTGCCGTCTCCGACCTGCATGTCAGCGATGGCGGCAAATCGTTGCCCTGCCGATACCACAATACCCATCAACTGCAATAAAGTTGGTGATGGTTCTTTAAATGGTAATGGCATAAATGCATCCTTGATACTTCCTCCAGGCGCATCTACATCTCTGAATTCTCCAGGTTGAATTGCTTGTGCTTCGTCTCTTACTCTTATTCCTCTTTGTTTAAATCCTGCTGGTAAATTACTTAATGTACCCGCATCTAATAGTTGTCTTAAAGCTTGTGTTGCAGTTCTCGATAAACCACCAATCATGTGTATTAATCCAAAACCGTAAAAACCCATTCCAGGTAAAAATTTAAAATGTACAAAGTAATCTATTTTAGATTTTGTTGGATCTTCTGCTTGGAAATTTCTTCTAATAGATAATACTTCTCTACTACCCATTTCAATAGTTACAACATAAGGAAGTTTAATTCCTGTTGGTTCACCTTGTGAATCTTTGTCTTCAAATCCTTCAAGGTCTATGTCTGTGTGTACTTCTAGAATTGTAAAGATGTCTTCATCTTGTGTTTTCTTAACACCTTCCAACTCTCTTTCTTTTTTCTGTACTTCTGTTTCTTCATTGTAGCCTGGTGTTAATTCTATATCTTTATAAAAACCTGAAACTTGTTTTTTTCTAACTTCGTTTTCAGACATTTTAATCATGTGAATAACAGACTCTGCATCTTCTAAAGATGTTGCAGTGTAAGGGACTACTAAATCATCAGCCGGTACAAATTTTGACACGGCTCTGCCAAGAATTTCATCGTAATAAACTTTCTTGAACGCAGAGCCGGCAAGAGGGAGATAAAAAAGCATTTGATCGAACTCGGGTTCATACTCCTTCATCACATCCATGAGCTGATAGTTCATGAATTCTTTAACTCTGTTTGATTGTTCTTCTTTGGCTCTGTCTGCAAGTCCAATTATTCTAGTGTGGACTGGACCATTAGCCGGTAATAATTCTTTATAAGCTTGTGCTTGAAACTGTGTAACCGCTTCTGCAAGAACAGGATGCGTTGCACCACTTGCTCCTTGGAAAGGTTGTGTTGGGTTTTCGTATTTAAATCCTAAAAGGTCTAATCCTTTTGTGTAGCTATCTTCCCAATCTTTTCTTGAAGATTTATATTGATTGTAATTTGCTACAAGTTCAGAACCTAGTTTACCTAAAATATCTTCTGGTAATAATTCTGCTAAGTTATCGAAGTGTGATTCTCCTCCACCTGCATTAACTGCTTCGGGATCAAAATTAATTGTTGCTCCTCCGTCTTCTTCTTGAGTTACTTCAATATCATCTGGACCAACCTGCTCTTCAATAGTTTCTTGTTGAGCTTCGACGATTTCGTCTTGTCCAGGTATTTTAATTTCAGTCTCTACGTTTGGTAGGGCTTTGTCTATATCTGCCATTTATATTCTCCGAGTTCTTTATTGTTGTAACCTGTTTTGTAGGAACATTCAACCCTTGTGAGTCTGGTCCCTTAAGTGGTGGGATTTCCTTAAATTTGACGTGTTGCATATTTGCAACAAGAGTTTTATTCTTCACTAAACATACCTCTCTTATTTTTGTAGTCATCAAACATTTCATAACCACTGATACCCATTGATAATGCTAGACCCGGTAATCCAAATCTACGCGATACTGTTTTTAAAGTTGTAGGGCTAATTCCTAGTCTCATTGTTTTTGCAATTGTAGGATTTATTCCTTTTGTTGCAAACTCAGTTGCAGGACCTGCAAATGCTGCACCCATATAATTAAATGGGTTTGTTGCAATGTCAGTTAACGAATCTCCTTGTTGTACTTGTTCAGCTAAATACAAAGGTTCTGTTGCAAGTAATCCAATTGGTGAAGCTGCTGCAGATAATCCTCTACCTAAAGTTTTTAATGCTGTTTTGGTAATACCAGATTTCTTTGCACCTAACGCGCCACTTCTTGCAGCCTCAATTGTTGATGGTGCAACTGCTGCTGTACCTGCTACAGCTGCTGTTCCTAATGCTGGAAGATACGCATCTCCGATTGCTGGACTTTCTTGTGGTGTATCATCTAATGATCCTGTCACCATATCCATTAATAAATTTTTTTGTTGTTCTTCGTTTGACAAATAAGTTGTTGGATCATCGTTCATAAATTGTTTAACAAAACCCGCGGCTACTGCACCACCTGCTGCAATCGCACCAAACTTACCAGCACCTCTTGTTAAAGGACTTTGTAAAAAACTTGTTGCAGCATTTTTAACTTTTGCAAGCGGTCCACTTTGTACATCTAAATTTTTAAATTTATTTGCAGCAGCTTCGGGATCTTTTGCAATGATTTCTAAACAGCTATCTACTGTCCCCCCGCTTGCTTTTAAATTAGTACAAACCGCTCTAAAAGATTTACTTCCAGGTTTTAATTCCGCTACGGATCTAAATAAATTTTTTATTTCTTCTGGCGCTTCCATTGATTCTAGTGTTTTTATAATTCTAGGGAAAGAACCTGTTGTGCTATCAAAAGCAACATCTGCTGCAGCACCTACTCTTCCAACGTTTGGAAGTTCAACACGTATATTTCTTTCTTTTAAAATACCATCTAACTGTGTAGCTGTTTCTTCGTTAACACCTTTGTTAAAAAAATTTGTTAACTGACTTTGTACAAAAGCTCTATTAAATTGATTAGGAGATCTATTTACATTAGTTGGAAATCTTCCACCTCGTTTTCTGCCTGCTACTGGACTTACATCAAATAAATCAAATAGACGTCCATCCTTTGCTTTCTGTAAATAATAGTCA